CTAGTAAGTCAATAGTATCTGCAGGTAGTGGGTAAGAAGCTACATTAGGTAGTAAAGGTACCGTCCCAGAGGCTATAGTCCACAGGTTTATCCCTCTGTTCTGCCACTCTATAGTCAACAAGTTAAGTGAACGTCGAGCCGTTCGTAGGTCGTATCCAGAACGCATCTCGCGTCCTACACGTTCCCAAGCTTCTTCTGCCAACTCAGTAAAGTCAGGGGCAAAAGCAGTAGTATTAGAAGTAGCCATACCTACTAAATCTCCCCCAAGTTACGGGATTTACGCATAGAATAGGGTTATTGATGACATGTTTGCTGCGGAATAATCTAAAAACCCTCCACCAACAAACAATAGGCCATCGTCTGGTACATCAGGGTATTCCGAACTTGTAGCAGAACCTACCGTATTAAACTGCATACGAATGGTTCCTGTCGGGCTAGTATCCCTAAAAGTAATAGTCCCTGCGGTAGCGGTGTTTACAGCGTACAGACCTTGTAAGCGCATTCTACCACCAAATATAGTAGCGAATACGTCATTTGCGGTACCTGCGCTTACATTGCCAGCAGGATCACCTACGGCTGTTATAGAAGTAACTGAACTATAGTAATTAGCACTAGTAGCTACTCCAGAGTTTGCCCCTGTAACAGTCTCAGTAATTGCCGTACCGCTTTCGTTTAGACCCACAACGGTAAACGATATGCCAGAATCATCCGCAGCCGAAGTTATAGTGATCTTCCTAGGGAAGTCAGTGACATAGGGATTAGCCGTTAACGTAAGTGCAGCGTTATTAGCTACACCTGCTGCTGTCGATATTGCCACTGCACTTGCTACTGCCGCATTTATAAACGTTGATTGAATGTCAGAAGACATAACCTAACACCTCTCTATGGTTGAATAGCGGTGTTAAACGCTTGTGCGTACATTACGGTGATACGGACAGACCCTGCATTTGTAGCAGCAGAAGCCGTTACAGTTAAACGTAGGTCTGAAGTGCCAATATTATTCCACGCTAGAGTTCCACCACCAGAAGTACCGAGCGGTTTAATACCAACAGTAGTACCTGATGCCAATGCGTTTATAAACGTATTAGCCCCACCACCAACCTGACCAACACTAATGTTCGATGTAGTGTTTGCCGCTACAGCCATATCAACAATAATGTTAACAATCTTGGAATTTGCAGGGATTACGATATTTGATACTACCGCTGCGAGTGCGCCACCCGCGAGGGTTTGGGTTGTATCTTGGCACATAACTACATAGCCTACGTTAGCTATGTCAGTACCTACAGTAGTACCTGTAGTGTTTCGGATGTTGCCAGCCCGGATTGGGCCGCTAAAAGTTGTATTCGCCATGAGTATCTCCTGTCGTGGCTAGTGTCAGACACGGTATGCGTCTGTCAGGGATAAGTTCTTTATACTATATAAAAAAGAAGGGGGCAACATGTGCCCCCAACTTATAGTGCTACGCCCCCGGAGAGCCGAAAACACCAAGCGGATCGGATACGCCGAAGCTGTATCGTTCACGCGCTTTATACCGGCTGTTGCCTGTATCGAAGTCAGCATCCATAGAAGTAGACAGTCCTACCCGTGTGAAGTGCTTGAGTCCGTTAGGAACGTCCGTAGTCAAGAACCACGCATCTGTATCAGTCAAATAATGATTGATACCGTAACCACCCGGAACAACACCATTGCTATTAATAGCATTAATGTCGTTGTCTGCTGTACCTACTCGATTCACAGTCTCTAACAAACGTGTTGCTACAAACTGGAGGTTTGAAGGTATAACCAACTTCTTAGGTTTAGCTGCGATCAAAAGACCTCGTTCGTCTGTCCACTGACCGATAGCAATACATGCTGCTTCCAGTGAAGTTTCGTTAAGGTCAGCCGCTACAGCAGGTCGGTTAGAGTTAACTCCACCAGACACTAAGGGGTGAGCTATTGAGCAAAGTGGTACTCCGTCACCGTAAGTGGTGCCAACAGTAAAAGCGGTGTTAAGGATAGCTGCACCTTTAACTTGCTTTGTATACGCCATAGCCCGTGCAAGCCCTTTGGTATAACGTGCAGACAAAGAGTCATACAAGTTATCTTCCATAGCTTCTTCGGTCACAGAGAAACCCATTGCGATGGTTTCGTGGTTGTAACGCGCTGTCCATGCTTCTTGTGCGTTGTCATATTCGATGGACGAACCTTCGTTTTTGACAGGTGCAGCTTGGAAACCAGACAGTTTCGTTTCTTCCTCGAAAGAACGGTCAGATGTTTCTGTTTCAAAAATCATCTTATGCTCATCGGGGTACTTCTTGTATTCCAATCCAAACAATGCGTTTAGGCCGGGAAGAAGTTCTTTAAGTAATTGCGCTCTTGAAATAGCCATTAACTATTCTCCTTATAAGCCAACGGCATTAGTGGCGCTACTATATCCGACATTAAATCGGACAAGAACGTCAGGAAACGCATCGGTCATGGGTGAAACAGCAGACACAATCCTAAATGCCGCAGTTGTTTGTACAACCGTTGCATCCACCGCGCTAGTAGAGTTACCAGTTTGGGTAGAACCCGTATTGGTAGCTTGAGCAGCGGCGAAGAACGTATTAGCGCCTAAGTCAGCTTGAGCGGCAGCGCCGTCTAGTTGAACTTGGAACAATACATTTGGATCGTCTACAACGTATGCTTTGACAACGCCAGTAGTGCCAGACGGGTAGTATTGACCAAAGATCACTTGACCTTGGGCGTTTACATACTCACATCCAACAAATACACCGACAGCGCCTGTAAAGGTGTTAGCTACAGGAAATGCTTGGTTACCAGCATTAGCGCCAGTTCCGGTGACAAGGGCAACGTAGCCATCGGCTCCGATAAATACAACCTGACCGTAGAAAAGATTAGTAGCTTCTCCGGCAGGGTCAATCAAGTACTGGCTAGTAGCACCTGCATAGGGCATACCATCAGCACGTTTTATGGGACGTAGCCCATATGGTGCGGCAGTTAAAGCCATTAGAAATACCTCAAATTATTAGTTTCCGTTACCGAAAGTAACCTTAGAGTCTCGCTGATTAAACAACGGCATTCTTGGGTCATTTTCGCGCATTAGGTTGTTATCCACAGAGGCCATCTGAGAATCTGCCTGATTCCTGTAATGTGCATTACGTTGATCAGCCATCTCTTTTGGTGCCTTGCAAAGCATCAACCCGCCCATAACAACATTGTCAGCAAACCGATCATTCTCGGTAGCAACCATTGTTATCTCTGGGTGATCAACTGCTTTTACTGGTTCCCAACCTTCTCGTAATTTTGAAGACACGTTAGTGGCATCGACAGTTCCCCTTGAAGAAACCCTAATCCAGCGGTACGCATAATCGTCATCCGTTATATCTGGGGATGGTAGCGTTTCCGGTGGAGTCCAAGACTTTTTACGTTCTTGAGTTTCTCTTGTAGAGGCTTCTCGTTTAATTTTGTTATCAGCCATTATTCGTTCCTCGCGTCTATTGCTGCTTGGTTAGCGTATTGTTCAGGAGTAAGCCCTAATCTTTTCGACAATGCCAGTGCGGTCTTAGTTATCTTGACCTTCCTAGGGGCTATGCTCCGCGATGCGGGGGCCACTACGTTACTTGCTGTCGAGGTGCTTCGGGTTCCTCTTGTTTGTTTAGGTGCCCCAAACAATTCAGGGAACTTTCCTTGCATACTCTCGTTTAACCGGGAGTAGTACTCATCAGTATCGGCTTTAACACCTTCAGTGCTTACTAGCCTTTTATGTATTGCTAAAGCAAAGGCTGTTTCCGGTTCGTGGTCTGTATTACCAAACCATGTGTTCTCCGCTTGCCAATCTTCTGCTCTAGGGTCTACTTTTGCTCTAAGGGGTTTATTTGCTCCCTCTCTTGGACTATGTTGCTGTTGTACTTCATCTTCACGCTTTTGTAAAGTCCCTTGTTCAAGCGTATCTAACCGGCGTGTACCTTCTTTAGCCGCCTCTAATGATTCTTGTGCAGCTAATAGGGCATCAGAGTTACCATCTTCGTAGGCTTGCTTATAGTCAACTCTCGCTTGGTTTAAATCTGCCCCTAGGCTAGTACGTGCTTGCTTAAGTAATACAGTCTGACTTTTATCTACTGTAGACTTAAGCCCTTTGTTTTGATCCATTAAAGATCGAACAAGCGTTTGTAGTTCTTCGCTTTCCCGCTTGGCCTCTTCTTTGGCCCTACGTTCGTCGTGATAACCTTTGTTGAAATGCTTTATACGGTTTTTAACTTTAGCAGAGTAGTTGGCTAGCTCTTCTTCAGTGACAGGTGCGGGAGCTTCCGAAGGTATACGTCCTCTATCTGCTGCAGGGGTATCATCGACAACCTCAATTTCAACTTCCTCTTCTTCCTCTTCTTCCTCCTCATCAGGAGCTTCGGGGGGAACTTCGTCAATGTCTAGCTCTTCTATGAGTACTTCAGTAGAGTCCTCTAACTCTATAACTACTGGTTCTTCGTTATCCTCATCGTAATCAGGAAGCTCAAACTTTACTTTTTCAAATGGCATAGTCTACTCCTTATACGCGTGATATGGCTTTGGGGTCAGGTACGACAGCTTCAATATTGTCATCGTTCATCAAACGATACTCAAGCCCCCCAAATTTAAACCTAGTACCGCTATTAGCACGGAACATTACATAGTCCCCTGCTTTACACCACGGGCCTTCAGGAAACTTGTCAGTATCCCTGTAGCAATTAGCGCCTAAATCGACCACTAACCCAATAATAGACATTATATGCTCCTCATGGACGGTCTTTGTGGACTTTATAAGCCCTGTACCTCCAAAAGTCTCTTCTACTTGTGGTAAGGCGATTAACACCCTATATCCCACAGGCGTAGGTAAGCACTCGTCTACATCGTAATCCTCTACTGGTGGATCTACGAACAGATTTAACTGTTCAGAAGTTTTAGCGTTTACTGGTTTAGTCATCTTCATACCCTTCCGTATTTTGCATAAGGTCATCTATCTCACGTAAACAAGTAGCCAGACCCTGTATGGCTCCTGTAATTTCTTTATACTCTTCAAAGTTCCGCACACCCCCTGACTTAAGGGAGTCGGTGTTCCTATCTATATTCTCTTCTATCCTCTGCTTTAGCACATCTATGATGGTAAGAGGCATTAACTATTCCCTGTTGGTTTAGGTCTAAGTGTTTCTATTGCTTCTCGTTCTACCGAGGAGTTATGTTTAGCCTTGTCTAGGACGTTCTTATTATCCCCTTCTGATGCTTTTAGGGCAAGTTCTCGCTCATCTAACACTAATGACGCTGCTTCTAACTTAGCGTCTACTGCGTCTTTCTCTTCTTTGCGCGTTTGTTCCCGCGCCTTAAGTTGAAGCTCTGCTTGTCCTTTCTGTATATCAGCCTGATCCTTGGCAGCTTTACGGTCTACATCTTTAGCGGCTGTAGCCATCTTCTGCTGGTTCATCTGTACAATTGGATCTTGTGCTTGTTGCTGCGCTTCATCGGCTGCTTGCTGTTGCTGATTCTGCTGCGTCAATTGTTGTCCTGCAGAGGCAACCAGTTGTGACAGGGTTACCTCTATAGTTTCTGGTAACGAGCTATTAGGTGGTGGCATTGTTGCTCCTAACTTCTCCTCTATCTGAAGTCTGTAAGCAAACCCTAGGTGTTCCGCTATATGAGCGTGTAGTGATGCCATAATCTGATTTGCCATAGGGTTCTGCCCTATAGTCTGTGCAATTCCGGGGTCTTGCATGAAAGCCGTATGGGTAGCCATATGAGCCTTATGGTCTTGGTATATAAACGCCTTCATAGGCTTACCTACCAAGGCTGCCATATTCTCACTAACAGGGTCTACGGGAGTCATATCCTCTGGTATGGGTACTATCTTATCTGCGTTAGGAATAGCAATAACTTCCAGCATCTGCCTATGTAACACCCTCTGGTCGTATATTTGAGGGGCTTGTTGGGCCATCTGTAGGGCAGTTTGGTACTGGACAACGCGTTGTGCCATTGTCGAACTATTCGGATCACTGACAGGTATGATAGAAGTGCTGTCGTAATCTGATCTTTTTGCGCTAAGTTCCGCTCTATTTGGCTTGTATTGGTACTCCTCGGGGGCGTACTCAGCCATTATTGCTTTAAGTAGCTTAAATTCTGTCTTCATAGCGTAATGGACACGCGCTTGTACCGCAGCCATTGGCTTTAAAGTGCGCTCTAATAGCGCCAAAGTAGTACCTACAGGGGCATTTGCCGACATATCAGAGATGTTCATGTCACTGATAGCGCCTAGCCGCCTACCTTCGGTAGTTATCTTATCTAGTAGCTGTAATAGCGTCTGACTTGGCTCTTTATAAGGCAGAGCCATGATATTGTCTCTAATACTGCCCGAAGGTACGTCTACATCCTTAAATTCACCCGGATTAATGGTCTCATCATCGTTTTTAATGCGTAAACCACGCGTTTTAAGCCCTCCGGGGAGGTTTGCTAGCGTACCAGCGTCTACAAGCTGCCTAATAAGAGAGGTTCCAGTACGGGCGTAGCCTCCAACAATGTGAATAAGCCCTAATCCGTAGAAACCAAACCCCGGAACGTATACATAATGGACAAAATGCTGTCTTTTCTTAGTTAATGGGTCTTCTATGTCCCAGTTCCTATAGATAGCCAGTATGTTTTGGGTACCTCTGTCGATAGTTATTATATAAGGACGGGCAATGCCATCTTCACTATCTGCTAGCTCATCAATAACGTAGTCTACGTGTATCTCATAGATGGCATAGCGGTCATCATCGTTAAGCTCAATGCCTTCTTCTTCAGCTTTACGCTCTTCAATGTCAGTATGGAAAGGGGCTGGATCACCTAACTCCTCTCCTGAGTAAAACCCACTAACCTGTAGTTTAAGTATGTCGTTCTTAGTCTTACGCATTATGTGCGTAACACGTTCTGCTGTATCTATGTGGGAAGCGCCGTAAGGGACAATAATGTCCTCTGCGGGTACAAACATTGCTGTCTGTCGCCCCATAGTAGGATCAAAATAAATTTTCTTAAAGGCAGAACCAGATAGCCCAAGGCTATATAGCATACGCTCATGCTCGGGCCGGTACTCTACCATCTGTTCAGTTAACTCGTAGTTCATGTCAGCTTTAACACGTTCTGCGGCAGCTAAAGTTTCTCTAGTTTCTTCCCCTATAATCTTTGTCTTTACTGGCCCTGCTGCAGGGAAAGTCTCGCTCATGGTCTCTGCTTGAAACCTGATAGCTGCTTCAGATAACACAGTAGAAAACGCGCCACACGCGCCTTCCCACGGGTCACTTCGTTCTTCGTACTTAAGCCCCAGCACATCTAAGCCTTGCACAAAAGTATCTGCCCATTCCTTACGGGCGGTAATATCCGCAGCCACTAGCTCTAGTAAGTCTGTGGATATACCGTCTAGCGCGTCTTGTTCTAGGTACCCCGCTAGGTTGGCATCGAACGGGATGTCTTCTTGGGCAATCTCCTCTTCGCCAAAGGAAACCTCCATACCGCCATCCTCTAACATAACGATGCCAACCTCGGCTTCCGCATCCCCCTCCAAAAAGACTTCAACCGTATCCTCGTCATCTGGCTGGTCTATGAGGGCTGTACCCATACCACTGTATAACGCTTTATCTATTGCCATTTAAGTATTCTCGGTAGACGTAGGAAAAAATATTTCCATTCTTTTGAGTGTGGCTTCATCAGGGTTTGTGTGATGAAAGCGCGAATAAGCTTCTTTGTAAGCGTCCATATCGCCTGTAGCTACTTTTGCTAGTACTGCGTCTGATCCTGTCTGGGAAAACATGTTTGCTATAAACATTACTTCTCCTTGCTCCGGCGACCACTCACGGGGATCTTGTGGTATGTCGTTAACGTAGTCTTCCGGTACTCCGCGATTTAACGCTCTTTGTTTCCCTGTGTCTACAGCCGCGTCTACAAACTGGTACGCTCCTTTAGCACTGGTTATGGGGTTACCATCAGCATCTTTCTGTAGGACAATCGCATCGTTCTTGTCGTCCGACTCCATATGCCGTGTAAGAAGTGCTAGGTTAGCCATCTCATCATGAAACTGCTGCTCATCAATCTCAGTCTGAAACTTCTTACCCAT